CAGCCGTATCGCAGTGGTGATTCATTAGTGCCAGACGATGCAAATACGGATTGAACCCCGGATAACATATCACCTGGTAATTGGTAAGAATACAGCCACTCGTTAATCGGCGCTGTCTCTAATCTTGCTAGTAACACTTTGCTTGTGTTCCACGACCATCGGTAGCTCGCCAGCAAAGTATCCCTTAAATCTGGATATAACCGATCGCAAGCCTGGGCCGCATCGGTGCCTTCTGTAAAAGATGAAATAGGTGAAGCGCCTAATAGTATCAACGCATCGGAACATATTGATAAATTGCTATCGCCTGCTGCCATCTTTTAATCCTGTAAAAGAAGGGCCAAGTTTCCCTGGCCCAACACTACTTAGTCAGTATCTGTATTAGCTAAAACAGTACCATCGGTGACATCAACGACACCAGAGGCATTGGTTAGAACATACATAATTGACACTACTTGAGTACCACCAGTAGAACTACGGACAAAGATAATATCACCCACTGCTAGAGTGTCCGACAAATCATTAAAGTAGCCTGATGTATTTACGTCAGCAGCAGTATCAGCAGTTGCATAAGAGTAAATGCTTGGAGCATTACCCTTTTTGCTTGCGCCGATTGTTGCTAAACCAGTTGAGCTATAAGCCATTTCTTATTCTCCTTTACGCTTCAGTACAAGAAATCTTGACGATACCTTCATCATCGATTGCTACTGCGCCAGCAGAAAACATAGAGCTTACTAAGAAAGAAGTCTTTTCTGGAATATAATTAACTTCTGACTTTTGAGCCATAGATTCTGCGTAACCCATAGAGTCACGATGCCAAGCAAAGCAAGAACGAGTAGACGGCTTAGGTACACCACCTTCATCACGATCACCCATTGTAAGGATATTGAATCCCATGAATGAATTGATCTCGCCACGAACTAGAGCCTTAACTGAGGCAAAGTCTTGAGAAGTAATCTCTGTCTCGCCTAGTAGTGAGTCTAACTGTGAAGCATGCATAAGAAGGAAACGGCCCTCTGAAGGTACGTTATTCTCATTCATCGCTTTAGCAGTTGCACGTAGCTTTTCGATGTTCATATTAGTAGTTGAACCACCAACGTCAGTGCCAACAGTAGACGGACTAGACGCTGCATTGAGTGCATCAATACATAGCTGATCCATACGGCGGGCAATAGACTTAGATACAACCTCTACTAATTCACGGCGCTCATCAAAGTTAATGTGCGACTGATGGAAAATATCACTGTATTCAGCAGCAATATAATCACTCATAGTTGCAGTAACTTGTGAGTAAGTAACGTTTAGTGGAGTTACATCGGTTTGTGGTACACGAACAGTAGCAACGCCTTTTCCAATTTTAGGGAACTTGACAGTGTTACCTTGAACACCAGTACGAGTACGCATAGTACCACGTAATAGTGCTTCAGCTTGATACGCTTGTTTTACCTCTGATTCAAACAGGGTAACAAACGCTGTTGTTACATTCTGCGCCATTGCAGATTCTCCTTTATAAGAATATACGAATAACGCGATCCGTTGGCCTGTAAATCAGGGCGGTCGCTTGCGCGATATAGTCACGCCGCCAGGGGATTCACCCCATATACGGGCCGCGAGCGGTTGGCCGTCAGTCGAATAATAAATAACCAACGGCCATAGTGCAAGCGTTTATTGCTGTGATTCCATCCACTTCTTCTCTATCTGTGTACGCCAAGTTGGATCTGATAGCCAACGAGGGTCTGAGATAGCAGTTTCAAGATCAGCCTGGGTCATACTCGGCTGTTGCGGAGTTGGCCTAATTGGAACACCCTCATTAGTAATAGCTTGGTGGTACTTCAAGAAGGCATTAATTGAGTCAGCACTATTTAAACCAAAGGCGATAGCCTCTCGCTCATGCTCATTCAATGGTGCCTTCATAAGTAAACGCTCGGCCATTTCTATTTTTTGTTGAGCGTTTTCTCCCAGCTTTGACATTTCAGCAGTACGATCTTGCTCAAACTCTGCAAACTCTCTGCCAGAAATCTCACTATACTGACCAACCATTTCTTCAAAGGCCGCTTGGCTAACGCCATTTTCTTTAGCCCAATCCGAAAACATACCCAACATTGGATCATCATCAGATAAACCTTGTTCTGAAAACTGAGAAATATCATAACCGCCCTCCGGTGCTTTATGTTTCCCTGATCTAAACTTCTTTTCTAACTCTGTATAAGAATTAGCCAGCTTCTCTAAATCAGGGCCATCTTCACCCCAGAATTTTTCTGGGATATAGTCAGGCCTTTCCATCGGCTCGCCTTCTTTTGGCGTGTCGGTGGTAATAGCTTGAGTTTCTTCTGAATCCTCATGCAATGCAATCGGCGCTTCAACCTGAGCTTCTGGCGCTTCTGCCTGTGACTGGGGATTTAATAATGGTTGTTCTTCAGTTGTTTCTTGCTGTTCTTCAGACATTCTCACTCCTTGTTACACGTTTTTCAATCATTCGTACAATTTCAGCCATCCCTGTGCGAACGTAGCCATAAGCTGCATCCTCGCCTGGATACCAAGTTGGTTGCTCAATAGTCATACCGCGTAAGTGACTCAAGACCTTTTGGCCTTCCTCTGATTTGAAAAGGCGACCATATAGAATATCTACATCATCTGCCTTTGCAGTTTCATTCTGCGGTATTTCTAAGCCTTCCCACCCCTCTACATCACTCACTTAAACCATCTCCTGTTCCGGTTGTTGTTGAGATACTCCTGCTTCTTGCATCTGTTGCGCTTGCATCTGCTCTTGCATCTGCTGAAGTGCCGCTTGCTGTTCTTCTGGTGTGGCTAGAACGTTGTTATCAATACCCAGTCGGCCAGCAATAAACTCCATAACACGCGGGATAGACAAAGTGACCTGGGCTTCTGGCCCCATCTGCGCTGCGATCTGAGCGTATTGCAGAACTTCTTGCACTTCTTCCATCTTTTGCGCTTGGGCAATCGGGCTAACTGCTGCCAGCTTAATATCTACACCATTGATCTTGGCCGGAAAACTAACCAGGCCTTGCTGATCTAGCACATACATGATTCGACTTACGATTGGCAACATAGTCTCTGAGATCAATCGACCAAAAGCACTACCCAGGTTTGTCGCTAACTCGCGGGTACGCTCTGATATTTCAGTAGCCGATCTTGCCATCTGGCCGTCTGGCGGCAAAGTATCGTCCATCATAATCTTCTTAATGTTCATGCGTAGATCGTCAATGATAATTTGACTGACATTAAAATCGCCGGTACGAGGCAATGGCTGTAATGACGGGCCTTGTGGGCCACCATTCCTAGCAACACTTATTACTGCCCCTGGCTGGATTTTGATATTTTGTGGATTCAAAACACCATCATCCGCTGCTGTATAAACGCCAGCGATAGCCAAGCTCGCGTTTTTCAGGACTAGCTCTAGGGTTTTATTTAGCGTTTTAATATCGCTAATAGCAGTAACTAACGGCCCTCGGCCATAGACTTCTCCGGCAACCTTCATGTATCGCGCAACAATGAATGGATTAGATGTCAGCTCTCGGCTAACTATCTCAAGTTTCTTACCAGGCCATACAACGTGGTAGTTAAACCTGCCATTGTCATAGTCATAATAGACGCAATCAAATAGCTCAATTTCTTCATTCGGTCGTCTAGCAATAGCCTCGTCCAGCTCCGGCGACTTAATTACATCAGGGAACTCAATAGATATATACTCTGCTTTTACGCGCATCTTGCGAAAGATTGTATCTACCTTGCCGTCTACACTTTCTTCAATCGCAACCAGGTATTGCGGGATCGATGTAAATTTTACAGGCGTGGTTTCATCGCCTGGTGTAATCATCATTACCGCTGTACCAATAGCTAAGTCCAACAAAAACTCACCCATAGCCAAGTCAAAAGAAGTCTGGCGTAGAGAATCAAACATGATCTCTGTATAAGTATCTAAGGTTTGCTGCGCTTGGATTTTTATTTCTTCTGGAACGCCACTACCTGGCTCTAATCTGCACCACGTTTTTTGCGGTGGAAACAAACCAGCTTGTATCCGATTCGCAAAGCGCTGTGTAGAATGGATTGCGGTTGAGTCAAACACTCTTGCGGTTTTTCCCTTGCCTGCAACCTTACCTTCGTAGTAGCCCGAATATAAGTTACGTTGAGGTAACGCAAATTCGTAACAATCTTCATATATTGCACGCCATTCATCTTTTCTTGCCTGGGCTTTTGCTTCACGCTCAATCAAGGTATTGATATTCATCTTAGCCATTTTTATTTACCTTTCTTTTTAGGGAAGCCAAGCAACATACTTTTGTACGCTTTCCTGG